AAGCGCAGAGCCGGGTCGCTGGTATACATCACGCGCAGAATATCAGCGCGGAATTATGGATGCCTGTTGCGATCCCAACGTCAATGAAGTTGTTGTTATGGCTGGCGCGCAGCTTGGAAAGACCGAGGCCATCCTTAACGTCATTGGATACCATATCGATAACGATCCATCTCCAATCCTTGTTCTTCAGCCAACGCTATCTATGGGTCAGGCGTTCTCAAAAGACCGAGTGGCGGCTGGATTGCTATCGTCAACTCCGTGCCTAAGCGACAAAGTTAGAGATCCAAGGGCTAGAGATTCCGGCAACACAACTTTACACAAGATATTTCCCGGCGGTGCTCTGACTATTGTCGGGGCAAATAGTCCGTCCGGTTTGGCATCAAGGCCAATTAGAATAATGCTTGCCGATGAAGTTGATCGATTTCCAGTATCGGCTGGCAGCGAAGGTGACCCCATACAGCTTGGCAGGAAGCGCACAGCGACATTCTGGAATCGTAAGGTGATTATGGTATCCACGCCAACTAACAAGGGCGCTAGCCGCATTGAGGAGGCTTTCGAGGCTTCCGACATGAGAAGGTTTTACTTGCCTTGCAAACACTGCCATCACGATCAGCATTTACGCTGGGCCAATGTTAGATGGGAGAAGGATAAGCCTGAAACGGCACAGTATATGTGCGAAGAGTGCGGTGTATTGTGGAGTGATTCCGACAGATTATGGTCTATCAGGAATGGTCAGTGGGTAGCTGAGAAGCCTTTTATGGGCGTTGCTGGCTTTACTATCAGTGGACTTTACTCGCCGTGGACTACTTTGGCTGACGGCGTTAGGGAGTTTTTGTCAGTAAAGAAAAGCCCAGAGCAGCTTAGGGTGTGGACTAATACCTATTTAGCGGAAACCTTTGAGGATGACGGCGAGACAATTGACGATCTTGACCTTGCCGAGCGAAGAGAGCCAATGGACTTTGTGCCGGAGGACGTTGTTATTATTACTGCCGGTGTTGACGTTCAAGACAACCGACTAGAGATTAGCGTTATTGGTTGGGGGAGAGAGGAAGGCGAGTGCTATGTCTTGTCGCACGATACGCTCTACGGTGATCCCAGCACTCCACAGCTTTGGGATAACTTAGATAGCAGACTGTCCGCACAATACGAGACCGAGACAGGCAGGGTGCTAACTATTCGCGGGTCTTGCGTTGACTCTGGCGGTCACTTCACTAACTCGGTTTATCAATACTGCAAGAAGAATATGGCGAGAAGGATCTTTGCGATTAAGGGCGTTGGCGGGGACGGCAAGCCGATAGTTGGCAGGCCATCCAAAAGCAACATTGTTAAATGCCCGCTATTCCCGATTGGAGTTGATACCGCTAAAGATCTGATCTTTGCTAGACTCAGAAAGCAGGAGGCTGGCGGCGGTTATGTGCATTTTAGCGACACTTTATCGGATGAATACTTCCGTCAACTGACGGCAGAGAAGGCTGTGATTAAATATCATCGCGGATTTAAGCGCAGGATGTATCAAAAATTCAGAGATAGAAATGAGGCGCTTGACTGCATGGTGTACGCAATTGCCGCCTATGGTATACTGAACGTGAATGTCAAGGCGTTATCTGATAGGATCGACCGTCAAAGAGACCCAAATGATGACCTTGAGCAAGAAAAAATGACAGACAAAAGGCTCGTTGTCCCTACTAGGCGGCAGGGCGGTTTTGCTAATTCATGGCGATGATTAAATATGGCAAATTTGTTTGACGCTTCAAACGCGCTAGTCGGCGAACCGCAAGACATCGTTGTTGGCGATTTCGTTCAGTGGACTCGCTCCGATCTTGCAAACGATTATCCCACATCGTCTGGCTTTACTGCCGAATATGTTTCTCGCATTGCGGGTGGCGGATCTGGAGAGATAAAGGTCTCTCAAGCCGCTGGGTCAACCGATGCTTATTATCTTTTTATCATTGAGTCTAGCGCCAGCCTTATGTTTGAGACTGGGGTTTATGACTGGCAGCTTGAGATCACTCAGACATCTAGCGGAAATCGCATAGTTGTTGATAGCGGTAAATTTAGATGCGTGGCTGATCTTGATAATTCAAATGCCGATAAGAGAATTCACGCAGAGATTATGGTTGCTAAAATTGAGACGATCCTTGAGGGCAAGGCCGACTCAGATGTTGCAAGCTATAGCATCGCAGGGCGATCACTGACCAAGATGCCGTTTTCAGAATTAGTCGATGCGAGAGACTACTATCGGCGTGAAGTCGTAAAATATACTAACAGCCAGCTCGCCAAAAAAGGCAGGTCTGGCGGTTCAACTATTAAGGTGAGGTTCTGATGGCTATTTTTGATTTCTTCAAGTCAAAGCCTCAAGCGGAGCAAAAAACCTTCAAGCGTTCATATCAAGCGGCAAACACATCAAGATTGTTTGCTGATTACAAAGAGTCGGAGCGATCAGCCGATTCTGAGTTGTATCCTGTAATCTCAAGAATGCGCGCTAGGTCGCGTGACTTGGCAAGAAACAACGCTTATATGCGCCGTTATCTTCAGCTTTTGCAGTCTAATGTTGTCGGTAAAAAGGGTTTTAACTACCAATCCAAGGCTATGGGCATGGATGGCGGTCTCGATTCTGCTGGTAATGAGATGATAGAGCAGGCGTTTGCGCGCTGGTCAAAGCTGGGAAATTGCACAGTTGACGGTCGATTATCGTTTGTTGACGCTCAAAAGATGGTGATTGAGGGTCTGGCTCGCGATGGTGAGGTCTTTTTAATTAAGCATCGAGGGTCATCTTTCCATGATTCCTTTGCGCTTGAGTTCATCGAACCCGATCAGGTTGATGAAGAAAAATCTGAGAGACTACCTAACGGTAATGAAGTTCGCATGGGCGTGGAGCTTGATAAGTTCCGAAGACCTATTGCTTATCACCTTCTTACATATCACCCCGGCGATTACGACTTTACAACTTTGACGCGATCAGCCAAGCACGTCCGAATTCCAGCGGACAGAGTTATTCATATATATGTGCCCAGAAGGGCAGGACAGACCCGTGGCGAGCCGTGGGCGGCATCTGCCATGTCATCTATCAAGCAGCTTGATGGTTGGCGTGAGGCATCTATTGTGGCCGCTAGGATGGGCGCTTCCAAGATGGGATTTTTTACATCTCCATCTGGCGATGGCTTTGTTGCGGATGATATGGATAACCACGTTCCAATAATGGATGCAGATCCGGGGACATTTCATCAGCTTCCGACGGGAGTCGATTTTAAGGCATTCGATCCGCAGTATCCGACCTCCGAGTTTGACAGCTTCCATAAGGCGGTTCTCAAGGGCGTAGCTTCAGGGCTTGGCGTTTCTTACACATCGCTAGCTAATGATCTTGAGGCGACATCCTATAGCTCCATTAGGCAGGGAGCTTTAGAGGAGCGGGACTATTATCAGAATGTACAGCAAATGATGATCGATCATTTTGTGCGACCTGTTTTTGAGGCTTGGCTTACTTCAGCGATGGAGATGAATACCTTTGGGATTCCTTACGCCAAGTTCGACAAGTTTGCGAATGCCGCTGAGTTTAGAGGCCGATCTTGGAACTGGGTAGATCCACAGAAAGAGATGGCGGCGGCTATCAACGGATTAAACGCTGGTATATTATCTTTGCAAGATGTGGCTTCAAACTATGGAAAAGATACGGAAGAGCTATTAAGCCAAATCGCTAGAGACAAGTCGCTGATGGAGCAGTTTGGAATATCGTATGGCCTTGAGCCATATAATGTCCAAAAGATGCCAGAGGTTGCAGATGGCGAAGTATAAAGGCGAAGAGATAAACACAAAGCCAACGGAGGCTATGTCATCAAATGCTAAACGTGGTTTGGAGTGGCGCGAAGAATATGGTCGCGGGGGTACTGAGGTCGGTGTGGCGAGGGCTAGAGATTTGTCTAATCGCCGCGAGCTGTCTCCTGATACTGTCAGGCGTATGTATTCTTATTTTGCTCGACATGAAGTCGACAAAAGGGCAGAGGGATTTAACCAAGGCGAAGACGGATTCCCCAGTGCTGGCAGAATCGCGTGGGAGCTTTGGGGAGGAGACGCCGGACAGTCATGGTCAGGAAGAATCGTTGATCGTCTCAATTCACTAGATGATCGCTCAGAAGAGGTGATTAGTATGGAAGAAGATATTAGGTCAGAAGGCCAAGCGTTGACTGATGTTGATGCCGTTTGTAGCGACTCGCCAGATGAGCAAATTACTGATGGCGATGCCGAGGTAGTTGCTACCGAGGAAGATACTGGAGACCGCAAGGCATCTGTTGAGGTAGTCCACAGGGCTATGGATATGGAGACCGGAAGTGTTGACGAGGATACTCGCCGAGTGCGAATGTCGGTCAGTTCCGAAGAGCCTGTGATGCGGTCATTTGGCATGGAGGTGCTAGAGCACTCTACCGATGCAGTTGATCTTTCGTTTTTGAATAGCGGTCGAGCGCCACTGCTGCTTGACCATGACCCCGAAAAACAGATTGGGGTAATTGAATCTGTCGAACTTGATGGCTCGGCTCGGCGACTCCGAGCGACCGCGCGCTTTGGAAAAGGTGCGCTTGCCAGAGAAGCGTTTGACGATGTTGTTGATGGTATCCGTGCGAACATATCAATCGGATATGCAATCAACAAACTGGAGAGAAAAGACAAGGACACATACGTGGCTAAGTCTTGGAAGCCAATGGAGGCATCGCTTGTCTCGATTCCTGCCGACCAGTCGACGCTGGTTGGAGTTGGGCGGTCTAGCGAAGTTTCACCCGAACCCGTGATTAAAACTGACTTCAAAGAGGAATCTATTATGTCAGAGCATACTGTAGATATCGCGGCAGTCGAGGCAGAAGCCCGCAAAGCCGCACAAAAGAACGCAGCTCAAATTGTTGAGTTAGGCGCTCGCCACAACAAGAGCGATATGGCTCGTCAGGCGATCCAAGAAAGTCGAAGCATTGAGGAGTTCCGTGGCGAACTGCTTGAGAGCATTGGTTCTTCACGCGCTATCGAAGAGCAGGAAATTGGTTTGACTAAGAAAGAGACTCAGCGTTTCTCTCTTATGCGCGCCATTCACGCTTTAGCTAACCCCAGTGATCGTCGCGCTCAAGAAGCGGCAGCATTTGAATTTGAATGCTCACGCGCAGCGGCAGATCAGTATGGTCGCACAGCACAAGGCATACTTTTGCCTGCTGAAGTTCTACGCAACTGGAAGCGTGATCTAAACAGCACTGACGAGTCTGCATTGTTTGCCGATGATTTCCGTGGTGGAGACTTCATTGACGTTCTTCGCAACGCTTCATCTGTTATGCAAGCTGGCGCACGTATGCTTGGCGGTCTTTCTGGCGATGTTAAAATCCCTAAGAAGACTGCATCTGCTACCGCCGCTTGGATTGCAAGTGAAGGCGGCGCAGCTAGCGAGTCAGAGATGACTGTTGGCTCAGTAAGCCTTAGCCCTAAGACTTTGGGCGCATTCACTGACGTTACTCGCCAGTTGATGATCCAAAGCTCTATGGACGTTGAGGCACTTATCCGTGACGATCTTGCTCAATC